CTGTGAATTGATTTAATGGTTCTAATATTGAAATTATTTGTGACGAACCAGATACTAATGTTGGTCTATTTAATACATTTTCATAATCTACTGCTGATGCCTGTGTTCCTCCAACTACTCTGGAACCTGTCAAGCTTCCAGTTGTATCGGATAATATAACTTGTGCGGATGAACTAATAACTCCATCAGGTAAAACTGCTCCAACATTATTTGTTATAATATTTACAATTGATTGAGAAAATGTAGTTTCGATAGATTGAGATACTATACTATTTACCGATGCACTAAAATCCGTACCAACTGCTGCTGATGTTTGTAGTGCCGAACCACTTTCTATTTGTTTTAATCTTATAAAGTTTGCCATATCCTATAAATATTCTATTTTATATAAACTGCTAATGTATTAAAGTTTGTTGATTGTGCACTTTGAATTGTTGTAACAGTTCCAAGCATTCCATAAACATTATTACTCAATCTGTTTGTCCAACCTCCTGTTCCTAATGCGTTACCACTTCTACCATGAGGTGCATCAGGATAAACATTTGTAGGGCCGTTTGTTGTCCACCAGTTTGCGGTATCGTATAACCAATCACATGGTGCAGCGACAGGTAAAGAACCCGTCATAAATGTATATCCTTTCAATGCTGTCCAACTACCTGTTAATGGTGCTGATAATTTTAATGTATTTGGTGATGCAGTTGTTGATATATCTAATGCATTTGGATTGTTATAAACCGTTTGATGTGCAATACTACAATTTGATAACAAAGGTGCTACCGATGCCGTAGATGCCATTCTCATTACCGAATTACATTGTGCACTTCCACTTACATTGAACCAAAGATTTTCTGCGTTTCTATAATGTTTAATAAATGTTGGTGCTTGTAAACTTCCACTATCTGCATTTGGATATGGATAACCTTGTTGTGTTGAACCTGATGGGTTATATGATACCAACATCCATCCACCACCATTGTCCGTTTGATTACAATAAACTTGCACCGAACTTGTCATCATATTAGTTTTTATATAATACCAACCATTTGTTCTAACACCGGAATTATATAATTGAACGGCAGATATAGCAGGATTACTTATTGTTCCCAATGTAGCTCCTATTGTTATACTTCCTCCTATGAATGATATTGCCATTATAATATTCTTTCTATTGAAATTAAATTGTTATTCACACCTGCCCCTAATATCATTGTTATTCTCCAAGCAATTGAGTTTGAAGTATCCATAATGTTCCAAGTATCAGTTGCACCAGCCGTTCCAAAGTTGTATCCCGAATTAAGATATGCAGGTGTTGTTGAAATAGCTTTTGGTGCTGAACCATCAATAGTTGTACCCACTGCACCGGCTTGTGAATATACACTACTACCATAAACACTATATGTTCCAGAGACAGTTGATAATTGTAAAGCTACATTACCAGTTGCTGCTATTCTAGCTTTCAAATTTCCTAATGTTACATCAACACCTCTATTTACTAATCCACTTGCTTTTGTTAATAACTCACCACCTACACCAGCGGGTGATTTGCTTAAATCAATATAAACACCTTTGGCATCGGCACTACCTTCAAAAATTCTATATCTATTTTGAAAAACATCGGTTGTTACACGATTTTGTAATGTTGTATTAGTAGTCGGAATACCGAATTGAATTTCACCACCCTCATCTCCACCAGCTGATGCAAACATCGTAGAACCACTTACTATCAATGAACCTGTAATTTCTACTACACCATTATTTTGAACATACATATTACTACCACTTGTCAAATAAAGTGATGCAGTATTTGTAAGGATTTGCGATGCAACAAAACTACCCGTTGTTATAATCAAAGAACCTGTAATAGTTTGTGTTCCGTTGAATGAATTTGAACCAGTTGTTACCGATTGTGCCGATGCGGTAAATGAATTAAATGATGCAGTCAAAGTATTGAACGAACCCGTTTGAGTATATCTACCATCAAATGAACTTGTCAATTGTGAAGAACCACTAATAGTTCCAGCAGGAGTTGTTCCGCTTACTACACTACCACTTAAAGTATAACGAGTATCATAAGATGCAGTAAGTTGTGATGAACCACTTACTATTCCAGATGGTAATTGAGCAGAAGAACTATATATTCCACTTCCCCCCAAAACTTGTGATGACCCACTTACTATTCCAGACGGCTTACTAGCAATATTATCCCAAGTTGTTTGCGTTATTGAACCACTTAAAACATATCGGGTATCGTATGATGATGTTAATTGAGATGAAGAACTTATTGCTCCACTCAATGATGTCAAATATGATGATGTTGCCGAATTTAAATTTGAAATAGATGTTACTAAACTTGCAGTCGAAATACTTGCAGTATAAGAATTGAAAGATGATGTAGTTACTAATGAAGCAGTATCTATTGTTTGAGATGAACTTATAAATCCAAATGCAGTTATTTGTGCAGATGAACTTATTGCACCATTCAAAGAAGTCAAAAAAGAACCAGTCTCACTTTCAGTAATCCAACTTGCACTTACATTCTCAATTGCGTTTAATCTACTTACCAAAGATGATGTAGATTGTGATGCAGTAAATGTATTTAAGTTTTCAATTGATGTTACTAAACTTGCAGTTGAAATACTTGCAGTAAATGTATTTAGAGAACTTAAATCCGTAGATTGAGAAACTATACCCGATGGTTTATTTGCAATATTATCCCACGTTGTTTGAGTAATAGAACCACTCACAACATATCTAACATCAAATGAAGAAGTTAATTGAGAACTTCCACTAATCAATCCGTTAAAAGATTGCTCGTTTGTTGCTGCAATTAATCTGCTATCCACCGATTGACTAAATATGTCAAATGAAGATGTTTGTAATCTTGCATTTATTCCAGATGTGAATGCAGAATTTAATGTAGATTGTGAAGATGTAAATGAATTTAAAGATGTTAAATCTGCGGAAGATGATGAGAATCCCAAAGATGTAATTTGTGCAGAAGAACTTATAACACTCCTACCTTTTGTTTCAAATGACGATGTCACCGATTCTAAAGATGACAACCTATCTCTATCCAATATGTTCACTCGCGAAGTAACTGCATCTGCTAATGTGTCTAACTCTATTTTATAAGTTGTCCCACCATCAATACCCAATAAAGTTGTATCCAACGATGCAGATGTTAATGCCGTTAATTCCGATATCTTTTTTCTTACGTTTGCCATTTATTATATTATTATATCTAAACCATCTTCGGTTGTTATTACTGAATTATCTTCCGTTGCAATTGGAATATCTACCAATTTACCCATAACATAAATATCATTTATACTTACATTATCAAAATCTATGTATTGATTTCCTAATGCAATTACAACATCGTTTCCAATTTCTTTAATTGTATAATCTCCTGGAATATGTAAACCAAATACTAATATTTCAAAATTTTCAGGTGATGCACCTTCGGTTCCATAATCCAATGCAACATTTAATATTGTAAGTGTATTTTCAATGTTATCAAATTCATCAATTTGTCTACTAATATACCTTGCACTATTTTGTAATATTTCCTGATGAAAGTTATATATCGTTGTTTTGTTATTTACCAGTTTTGTTGGATTTGGATTTGATTTTGTTTTAGATTGAAATTTTGTTGCATTTGGAATTTCTATATTCAATAAACTACCTGTGATGTATAAATCATCATTTAAATTATTAGGATTTATTTTTGGAATAATCCTATTTAGTTTTTTCGTATTTGAACCAAATCTATTAAGCATATTGTTCTATATCTCCTTCTATTTGAATGTAATCATCGTCATCCAAATTAAATTCAAAATTATTTTTTATAAATTTAACAAGTAATCCATTACCACTTGCTTCAACCACATAATCTCTTGCATTAATACTTTGTGTATTAATATAAATTTTTAATCTATCTTGTGTAGTTCTATATTCGATTTCTCTTAATATTTCTACAAATCTCCAACCCGTTGCTTCAAAAATCCAATAAGTAGAATTGTTTAAATCTTTTGGAGATAAAACGGTTTTATTTACCTTTCTACTTATTTTTTGAGTTATATCAAGTAAACTTCTTTTCATTATAAATCTACAAATTTACCTGTTATAGAAATTTCATCATCCGTATCTACTGTAAACCCTAAATTTGCAGCATTGAAATTAATTTGAAAAGTTGATGCAGTTATTGAAACTGTAAAATGTGTTGTAAAATAATATCGTGTACCATTTATATAAACTTTGATATCATATGAATCATTACCAACACTTATTCCAGCAGTTACTACCGATGTTAATGATGGTGGTGTTTTTATTAATTTTATTCCTGTAAATGTTATAGTATCAATGGTTGGTGGTGTTGTGATTGGTATTTGTTCAACCCTACTATTATTCAAAGATAAAAAATCAATTAAATCTTTATTATCATAATATGGAGATGGTGTAGTTAATAACCCCTCCAATCTACCATTTCCTGTTACATCCGTTTCAGTTGCAACAACGATTTTCTTTGTTGACATAAATTTTTTAATAGGAGATTCACCATCGAATCTTTCAGGAAGTAAATACGCCTTAACATTTAATGAAAATTCAACTCTATTAATTCTTTCCGTACCTTCACCAACTTCATTTATAACATTAAAATCACTAACCGATGTTCTAAATTTAAACTTATCTTTATCTCCCCAATATGATGATGCAAAGTTTAATTGTTCTATTACCTGATTCAATTGTTCGGTATACGAAGTCCAACACATACAATCATAGTTTACTTCAACATAATCCGGCATTGTTATTTTATAAATTTCATATTTTGGACTTACCGATTTACCCAACAAATTAAATCTATCGTATCGATTATCTTTTGAATATTTTGTAACACCTTGATATGATACGTGCCTATTTGGCATTGACATCGTTTCATCTTTGGCAATGGATGTTCTTCTCAACATTAATAAAGGTAATTGTATTTTACCTTTGTTATCTCTAAAAATTCCATCTCTTCTTGCACCTTTCCATCTTTCCGCATTACCATAAATAACTGGAATTTTTAATGCTTTACCATTATCGTTTACATTTGGTAAAACGGTATCTTCCAAATATGTCATCATTGCATAGTCTATATCAAACAAAGTTATACTCTGTTTCAAATCTCCTTTTGTAGACTTTATTTCATTGCCTCTATTTAAATCGGGCCTTAGTGGATTTGTAGACATAATTATTTAATTCTTTCTTCTATGTTTAAATTAGATTTAGAAACCATAAATGTAGAACATACTATACTCCAATTTCTATCACTATTAGTTCCAGGTAAACCACCAACAAACTGAATTTCCGTTGTATTATCTATTTCAAAATATGCATCATCAAAATAAATAATATCACCAACTTCAGGATATGCATTTCTTTCTTCACACAATAATCTATCAAATCTAAATTCTATATTTTGATTTGTTTCTGCCCCAAATCCTTCATATGCTGCGGTTTGTCCTTCTTTATTAGCCAATACAAATAATTCAACACCGGGATGCCAGGTTTTATTCATAGCTTCTCCATAAAGATTTATTTTGGTTTCATTTAAATTAACTTTAAATAAAACGCAAGTATTTTCTATTACGGTATCGACCAACTCTCTTGCAAAACTTCTAAAGAGTTGCAAGTCTCTATCTAGCATAAACTTTGGCATACTATCCTACATATATTTTTAAAGGAACTTTTCTTAACATTTCTTGTTGGTGGTCAGATTCATGTGCTTTATTTTCCATCACATTCTTTCTACTCATCTCTTCTAAATTTTCTCTCAATTGTTGGATAAGAGCATCTTTCTCAACCTGTGCTTCCGCTCTTAATGCTGCACCATCTAAACTTACTTCACCATCTGGAATAGGAATAGAGTTATATTTTTCTCTAATTGCTCCTAATAATTCTTTTGATAATGCAAGAGTATATTTTCTAATCCATTGTTTACCAACTTCATTTATATTTGAGTATTGGATAAAATCATACGGAATATCGGAATAATCGGAAAGTGAATCGGACTGAATGGTCTGTGAATCATGTTCAAACTCATCTCTACTTATATAATCAAAATATAATTTTTTTACAGTATTTTCAGTTGGTACTGGAAATATTTGTAATTTATTATCAACTATATTAAACGAATGTGCTGACTTACGAATATGGTCATTAAATTCAATTTGTTGCATTCTCAATACATCTTCATATAAAGGCATCATTAAGAATTGTGCAGCAGGTGAGAAGTTTCCAAATCCTAACTCACTCATTAAGTTTAGAGTACCCTGTGCACCGACTGAATACGGGTCAAAGAAACGAGCAATTGCAGGTGTTGCTTCGTGAAATACTCTAAAGACATCTATTGTAGAACTACCCGTAAATAGTGTTGTAAATGATTGAGTCGATTCAACATCAATTGCACTTTCCATCAAATCATATGTTTGAAGAGATTGTGTAACATTTATATATGCCTTCTTAATCGAAGTATTACCACCAACACCAGCAAGTGTCCCATATTGTTGTGACATTCTGACTACAGTTGGTAAAAACGAACCATCTACAAGAGTTTGTGAATAATTTGAAACTCTACCTTTGGGTTGCCCTCTTAATATATCTAAATTATTTCTAAGATTAAATTGGTTAACTTGTGCAGAATATTCAGAAACAGATTCTTCAAAACAAGCCCAAATTTGACTATTATCCAATTCAACATTTACAATTGGGTATCCCAAACGTTTTGCAACCCAAACAGATGTTTTTGGTGCATCAATTTTAAAATCAGAATCATTATCATATATTCCAAATGGAGTTGCATCTAATGAGGCCGATGCTGACAAGAATTCATTATAAGTTGAGCCGGACCAGTATGTATTTACAGACATATTTAAAATTTATAGTTTTACTACTATAAA